CAAACAAACGGCAGAGATGATTTTTACGCACCGTATTGGTTCGGTAACAATGCATTTTTGTTTTCAATGAAAACACCACAAGAAGTAGACGACGAAACTGGACAAATGCCAAACATGGTATATGCAGATGCAATTGCAGGTGCGTACTTTGTATATGGAGTAGAAAGTGTGTTTAGTGCAGGCGCATTCACACAAACACTTAGAGCATATCAAGATGAAACATTACCGTTTGGTATAATCAGAAGCATTATAAGAGAGTAACATGGCAAGAGACGGAACTAGTAGTACCAGAGTTGCAGATAGGTACACAGAAGGCGCACAACAGCGTATCAACCCTGCATTCCCGGTATACGAAGGATATGTAATTGATACTGAGGATTTTTCATATACAGGTAGAGTGCGAGTTCGCATCCCTGCACTAGAATCTGCACAGACCAACAACAGTGAAATTCCAGAAGAAGCAAAACCAAACGGAATTTTGGTAAGATACATGAGTCCATTCTTTGGACATACCAATATCAACAACATGGCACCTAACCAAAGTGCAGGATTTAATTGTACAACTGCAACTAGAAGTTACGGATTGTTTACAGGTCCACCACCAGACGAAAATGCCAATGTGGTTATTCTGTTCCCTCGTGGTAATATTCACGATGGTATTATTATTGGCAGTGTTGTAGAAGTTAACAGTAACTTTAGCGTACCTGCGCCAAGCACCAGTATGGTAGTTGACCAAAACAGTCCTAGTGGAGCCAGTGTTGGTTTAGGTGCAGAACGAAACAAACGAGATGTAGAAGGTGTTACTAGCGAAAACACAGAGATTAGACCTCCTCACTCACAGAACGGAGTGTTGCAAGAACAGGGTCTAGCAGAAGATGGTGTTCGTGGCCATGGAACTCATAGTAGCACACGAGAAGCACCTACTAGAACAGTAGGACTGTTGACACCTGGTCAGCATGCAATAGTGTTTGACGATGGAGCTCATCCAGAAGGTGCTGACAGACGAGTAACAGGGCAAACAGGCGTTGACCCTATGATCCGCATGCGTTCAGCAAATGGCGGGCAAGTGCTACTACATGATGGTGCTGGTGTTATCTACATGATTACACCTAGCGGAAGAACATGGGTAGAAATGAGCAACAATGGTAAGATTGATATCTATGGTGCAGATGATATAAGTTTGCATTCAAGTGCCAACCTAAACCTTGTTGCAGACGGTGCAGTAAACATTGAAGGAGCCAGTGTTGCTATTAGAGCAAGAGAAGGTGATATTCAAGCATGGGCACAAGGCGGTAAACTAGAACTAAAATCTAAAGACGACATGAACTTAACAACTGATGCAAATGGTAACTTGTTTGTAACAGGGCACCTAAAAATAAAAGGTACTAGAGTTGACATGAACGGTCCTGTTCCTAGTAAGGCATGTGAGCCTAATGTACAACAACTAACTGACAGCAACCGATTCTATAGAGCAAGTATTGCTAGTCGTGTTCCAGAACCTGAACCATGGGGCGGCCATGAAATACAAAAGTTCCCTGTTGTTACAGGATTCAGTGCAAGTTCAACTAACCCTAGAACAGTTAATCCTAATCAGGCAATTGCCGCTCCTGCGCTTGTTCCAAGTGATGTTCGCCCAAGTGGACAGACCAGTTCAGAACAAGTCGGAAATAACGCAGACGATAATATACTGGCATCAACTTTAAGCTCTGTGGTTAACCGAGCGGTAACTGCAATAGGACAATTGCCACTTTCGACCAGAATAGCTGATACACTTGCGTCGGTAACTGACTATCTTCCAATAGTAGATGTGCGAGGAAACAGAGCAGTTGCAGGATATTCACAAAACATTGAAGAACTAGGAAATGCACTGGGTAGATCAAATAGTAATAGACCAGTTGACAGCAGTCAAGGCGGCATTAGAGAAATATTAAGTAATGCAGGTAAAGCAGTTGGTAATGCATTTGCGCCAATTGGCAGCTCAATAGACAACATACTAGACAATATCGACAGAGGCATCTTTATTGGACAGAGTACACTAGACAATGTGTTTGGAACTGCACAACAAGGAATCAACACTGGTATTGGTAGAATTAACAGAAGTGCAGCTAGAAACTTGCCTGCAGGCATCACATTTGGTATTACACAAGAAGAAGCATACAGTGCATACCATACCAGTATGTGGCGAAACAGAAACAGTGTTGTAAACACATGGGGTGCTGAAACACAAGTACCGCAACGAGTGTTTGACTCGTTTGTTATTGCAGACAGAGTATACGGCGACAGTCGTTACTGGTTAACACCAAGTGGTGCAACAATAGATATTAAACCGCTGGTTGACAACAAGAAGTGGGACAGTATTGCAGAATACATAAAGCTAGATCCTAGAAGTAGAAACATCAACAAGAAGATGTATAACATCGTTCGTTATGAGCAGTATCCTACACTAGATCCTGCTAGAAGTCAACGAGCAGGTTTCCAAGAAATATTAAAACGATATTCAAAGTTAACCAAAGAACAAAAAGATATGGTAGACTTGCAGTACTACATTGCATATGGCAGATTCCACAAGAACTTTGCTGAACAGAGACAGCGTGAAATCAGAGCAATGTATGCTGACAGAGAAAAACTATTACCAAACGGTCTTAACTTGGTTAGTCAGTTGCCAGAAGGTGATATCACAACTATTACTCTTCCGGGTCAAACAATCATTGATAGTATACTTGACAAAACAACAACAGTTGGGTTTAATGTATTCCCAAGCGGTTATCTGTTTGCAGTAGCAGGTGTACTCAGTGATTTTGATACTGATTATGAAGATACTACAACAGGCGCCGCAGGCCTGTATCAGTTCACAGAAGATCAGTGGAATAGCATTGTTAACACATATGACAGTGACGGTACCGCTTGGGGGCTAGTGCCAGTTACATCAGTTGATCAACGAGTAGACATTGAAGCTGCAACAATTGGCGCCGCACTGATAACTCGTATTAATCGTGACCTACTAGAAGAAACATTGTCTAGAGCACCATCTCAAGACGAACTGTTCCTTGCACATCGTTACGGTATTGTAACTGCTAAGTTGATTGTGTCCGCAGATACTAATGCTAATCTTGAGGATATCGGCTTACCTGCAGATTTTATAACTGCAAACAGCAGCTTGACAAAAGATCAATTTGACTTTACAGTTATAGTAGGCGACTTTAAACAAAATGTCAGAAATATGATTGTTAAAAAATCATACGCTTTCCAAACAAAGTACGGAAATTGAAGTAAATACAACTGAGGGAACAGACCATTGAGCGATGTACTACTGTTAAATGCAGATGCAAGACCTTTAAGTTTATCCCCTCTGTCGATCATTTCATGGCAAATGGCTGTAAAGGCACACTTTGCCGATAAGGTTACGATTCTTAAGTCATACGAAGATCGTTATATTAGGAGTCAGCGGTTAGTAATGAAAAGACCACTAGTGGTAATTACTAACCGCTATCTTCGGCCACCTAGCATAGTTAAATTTACTAGACGCAATTTGTTCTTGAGAGATAACTTTAGTTGTCAATACTGTAACAAACCATTCCCCTATAAAGAGTTAACATTTGATCATGTATTGCCTCGCAGTTTAGGTGGTGATACCAGTTGGGAAAATGTTACAACTGCATGCCATAAATGCAATCTTGCCAAGGGCAATGATCCTAGCATCAAGCCTAAAAAGAAGCCAGTTGAGCCTTCATATTGGGATTTGATTAAACAAATACAAAATAGACCACACGGACAGCGCATACACCCAAACTGGTATGAGTATTTGCCGTGGGAAGCCCCGTCTGTACAGGATGTTGCATAAAAATTCATAAATCCTCAAACCATGGTTTTCTGCCATGATAAATATAGTATAGAGGTATTATGAATGGTCAATCCAATTTACAAATTTTCAGGTTTTTCAAGCAAGACAGAGGACTTCTATCCTGTGCGCTTGCATGATATTGATCTAGCTAAACAGGATCTACTAAACGAAATCTACACTCGCAAGGGCGAAAGATTAATGAGTCCAAATGTTGGAAGCATTGTTTGGGAGATGTTGTTTGACCCATTTACAGAACAAGCGTCAATTGATATTAGAAATGATATGATTCGTATTGTTAAAAGAGACCCTCGTTGGAATCTAGTTGAAGTAAACAGTAGTCAAACCACTGATCAAAATACAATCCAAGTACAACTAGATTTAACTTATGTACCAACAACCGAACCAGTACAATTACTGGCAATATTCGAGGAAAGCGCGGCAGAGGCTGAATAAACATGGCACAAGAAATTAGACAGAATAACCTATTTGCGGCAGAAAACTATCAGGCAATTTATGCCAGTTTTGCTAATGCAAACTTTAAGGCATACGATTATGATACCATTCGCTCAGCAATGGTAACTTATATTCAAAACAACTATCCAGAGGACTTTAACGACTGGATTGAATCGAGTGAATTTGTTGCACTCATTGACTTGATGTCATTTCTCGGACACAACCTAGCGTTCCGTGCCGACCTAGGTGCTAGAGAAAACATTTTAGATACAGCAGAGCGTAGAGAGAGTGTACTACGAATTGCTCGCATGCTTTCCTATAATCCAAAAAGAAATATTGCCAGTGAAGGTATTATGAAAGTACTCAGTGTTCGCAGTGACGAAATCATTTACGATAGCAACAACAGAAACTTACAAAACCAAGAAATTACATGGGGCGATACAATTAACCCAGATGCATATGAGCAGTTTGTAAAAATTATCAACAGTGCATTTGTTAGCAGCAACAGATTTGGTACGCCTACTAAAACTGTTACAGAGGATAATGTATTAACTCAACGCTACGAAATCAATACGCCAAGCATTCAAGAAATTGCACACAAGATTGGATTAAACCTAAACACTGTTAGAACCAGTGTTGAAGTGGTAAGTGCTGGCCTTACTGAAGCAGGCATAGTATACGAGCAAGAGCCTAATCCAAACGGAAACTTTGGCATACTGTATCGCAATGACCAAGGTGGTCTTAAAAGTCCAAACAATGGTTTCTTTGCACTGTTTAAAGAAGGTACACTAAACTTCAGTGATACACTGATTGAAAACCCAATTGAAAACCAAGTGATTGATATTGATGCAGAAAACATCAATGAAACTGATGTTTGGGTACAAACAATTGATGAAGATGGAACCATTGAAGACAGTTGGACCAAAGTAGATAATACAGTGGGTAACAATGTTATTTTTAACAGTATCCAAAACGATATTAGAAAAATTTATGCAGTTATCACAGGCGATAACGATAGCATCAGTTTAAAGTTTGCTGATGGTAGATTCGGCGATGCTCCTAAAGACATTATCAGAACATGGTATAGAACCAGTTCTAATAGAAGCATTGTTATTAGACCAGTTGACCTAAACAGAGTTGGCATACGAGTCCCCTACATTGGTAGAGATGGCCGCCAGTATACACTAACACTTAAAATGAGTCTACAGTACACAGTTAGAAATTCAAGTGCTACATCAAGCATTGAAGATATTCGTGTTAATGCACCTGAAGTTTACGCAACACAGAATAGAATGGTAACTGCCAAAGATTATACAGTATATCCATTTACTAGCGGGTCAAGCATTAAGAAGATTAAAAGTATTAACCGTACCCACAGTGGACACAGTCGTTACAGTGACATTTATGATCCAACAGGAACATATAAAGATCTAGATATATTTGCTGATGACGGGTACTTGTACAAAGAACAAATTATTAAACGCAAATCAGTTGCATTACCTAGCAATAGAACACCTCGTGATATTACTAATAATGTTATCGGAAGTGCTATTAGAGACACAGAAAGTATCAACTTTTACTATGACAACTATCCAAGTTTAAGCATCGCGACTGCGATGAAATGGAAGTTCCACACACAAACAAACGGAAATACTACAGGGTATATTAAAGACTCACTTGATGTAGTACAACGAGTTGGCAGTGCAGGCACAGGTGATTACAGATATCTAAAGCCAGGCGCCGTTATAGAATGGCAGACACCTGCAGGTGATCGTATCTTTACTAACATTTCATCAGTTGATGGCAGTGGCCTAGGTGTAGATGATGTTAACGGTAATGCTAGTGGACTTACACAAGATGGTAAAGGAACAATACTGATGAATGGTATACTACCTAACAACAGTGTTGCCCTTAGAGTTTGGCCAGTGTACAACTATAGATTTACAGCAGGTGAACGCAACAGTATTGTACAGAAATTAGGACAACGAACTAATTTTGGTATTAGGTATGATTATATTCAAAGCAGATGGAAAATTATTGAAGGTGACGATCTAGGTACAGGTGCATGGAGTTTAGCTAATGCAGGTAACACCAGCAAAAATAGTTTAGACACCAGCTGGATTGTGCGAGTAGAATATACTACTAACCAATATGTAATCAGCAATAGAACCACTCGTGTTGTAATGGCTAGCTCCGATGCCGTTAGATTTTTTAACGAACTATACAGATACGAAATTAGTGAAACAGATAAAAAGTCACAACGAGATCAAATTCGTGTGCTTGAGATTAACACTAAGCCAGGAAGCAGTGATGCACTTGGAGAAGAAATTGTATATAATATCAATGGCTATTATCAATATGAAGATGGCTATACAGATCCACGCCGCGCAATCATTGCATTGATTGATCCAGATCTAGATTATATTCCAAGCGACCCAACTGCATTTGAAAAGATTGTTGGCACAGAACAAGTGTATCTTAAAACAGAAACAGAGTACGGATTTACATATGAAGTACTAGGAACTGCAAACGATTATTCTAGATTGATCAGTGGTAGAAGCAATTTAAAATTCCATTGGAAACACTACAGTGAAGGTGATCATAGAATCAATCCTAGTGTAACCAACATCATTGACACATTCATGTTAACCGACGGTTATGATACAGACTTTAGAACATGGCTTGTACTAGATGGCGCAGAGTCAACAAGACCGCTACCGCCTACAACTGAAACACTAAGACAACAGTTTGCTGATCTAGAAGAAGTTAAAATGGCCAGTGACACTATTATCTTTAAGCCTGCCAAATACAAAATTATGTTTGGTAACGAAGCAGACAGCGAACTAAGAGCAAAATTTAAAGTTGTAAAAGTTCTAGGTACTAGTTATACTGACAATGACATCAAGAGTAAAGTAATTACTGCAATTAACAATTTCTTTGCATTAGAAAATTGGGACTTTGGAGAAACTTTTTACTTCACTGAGCTTAGTGCATATATTCACAATGAGCTAGTTGGAATAATTAGCAGTGTAGTTATTGTACCGCAAGATGATAACAGTAGATTTGGAAACCTTTTCCAAGTTACTCCAGACAGTGACGAATTATTCATTAGCAGTGCAAAAGTAGCAGATGTACAAATCATCAGCCAAATTACTGAAACTAACATTAGGGTCAACTCATAATGGCGAGAAATTATAAAAGTCAGGCCAAGCCTGTTGTAAAAAATTTAACGATTCCAGGACGCACCAAGCGTGATTATTCTAGTAGAAAAAGTGAGGATTTTCTTCCTCGCTATCTCCGTAGCGATATAAACAAAAAGTTCTTAGATGCAACACTAGATCAGTTAATTGGAAATGGAAGTGCAGAGCGTATCAATGCTTTCTATGGAAGTAAAACAGGCCTAGTAAACAATCCGCAACAAGACTTTTATCAAACCAGTACTAACAAACTAAAAGAAGATTTTAGACTTGCGCCTGGTATTGTTAGCCGACCAGATGGTTATACAAGCGAAACCAAAGTGCATCTAACATATGATGACATCATTAATAGAATTGATTACCTTAAGGGTATTACAACCAACCATGATAAACTTTTCCAAGACATTAACTATGTGTGGAGAAGTATTATTAATCCAAACAAGCTGATTAATTTTAACGATTACTATTGGTTTGAATTTGATTTGCCAGTTTGTGTGATCAGTACTGAAGTTAATCCGCTAACTGATGTAATTGGAAATCCATATTTTACATTTAGCGGAAATTCCGTACATCCGCCTCTGAGACTTATCAACGGACTTAAGATAGCGTTTGATGAAGAAACTATTAATATGTTTCCTGATCTAGGGTATACTGATAGAGATGGTTACTTTGTTAGTAGAGAATACATTGTAGAAGGCGTCGGCGATAAGATCATGCTTATTGATCTAACCAAGTTTAGTAGAAAAACGCCATACACTGATCGTGTTCCAATTCCATGGGATACAACAGGATGGGATTCAAACAATGCACCATGGGATGGCAGCGATGATATCCCTAACCTAAAAGATTATATTGTTATGCAACGAGGCGCATGCGACAGAAACGCATGGAGTCGAGTTAACCAATGGTATCACATCAATGCAATCAAACTGTCATATAACTTTAATAATCTAGTATTAACAGAACGAGATCTAGATAGCGCACAAGCCAAACGCCCAATCATTGAATTTTGGAGAGACTATAGACTATACAATTTTGGTACACAGGCAGTAAGCACAGTCAAAGAAATCATCACTGACAAAAGTTGGCCTGCAAGTGTAATGGGGTCAAGTGGTGATGTTCTTACACCTGGTGGCCGCGAAGTGTTTGAAGGTGATGTGTTTATGTTTAACACACCTGACGAACCACAGTATTATAGCAGAATGTGGCGTGCAACGCAAGTAGGTGTTAATCTACAATGGGTACTGGTTACAACTACCAGTGGCGTCAATGGTTACCCTGCACTTTGGGACAAAATACTAGACACTGTTACAGGATTTGAATATTACTGGAATGGCGACATTTGGTTTAAAGGTCAGCAAAAGTTAAGTGAAAATCAAAGTCCTTTGTTTGATCTTTATGATCACAGCGGACTTAGAATCAGTGACACTAGCACATTCCCTAACAATAACTTTACTGGTAACACAGTATTTGAATTTAAACTAGCAGATACTAGAATCCTTGATTCAGAATTAGGTATCAGTGTACTCTACAATGATAGCTACGGACTAAGTCAAGGCGTCTTTAAAAAGTTTGCTAACATTGTGTTCACTAACACACTTGAACAAGATGTGTACAGTTATAACCTTGACACTGTACCAACTGAAATTGTAGGCTACTACTATTTGAGAAACAACTGCACAGGCGAGTTTAACTGCGGTTGGGATCCTGTAAAAACAGTTAACAGAGTAAAGCTACACGAAAATAGAGTAATTAAAAAAGGTACAACCACACTGGATATTGATCTTAAAACAGACAGTTGGGACGGTACACTTAATCAATATAGAGAATATGAATTTGTATACACTTCTGCAGGGTATGAAGTATACGAGATACTGCCATTTGCAAAAAACAAAATGAGCGGATTGAATCCTGACATCTTTATTACACGAGATCAAGCATACAACTTTATATACAACAGTGGTACAAGCCCATTGAGCATTGTTGATAAAAATGGAAACATTTGGACAGGCGGCGTAATAGGAGCCAGCCCAATTACCAGCGGCACATTTACAATCAATATTAACAGTCAAACATATCCTAATTTAGAATACTTGTACTACAATGGTGTTGCAGGCCGCGGCCGCATTTATATTATTGACCAAGGCACACAAGAACACTTCCCTGAAGTTAGGTACAACGGAAAATTGTGCAATTATCAAGTTGACTTTGATATTATAAACAACCATGTTGTAATGCCTATTGCTAATAACATTACACCTAAAGTGGTTGAATCTCTGGCGGAAAACGATGTTGTTGATGTATACTATACCAGCAACGAAAATGTTGCAAATCCAACATATACTGTTAGTGAAAGTATTAAAAACAATCCCAATAACGATACATTTGGAAATATTGCATACAACGAAGTGTGGGAACACTTTACTACACTGTTGAACAATTACAATGGCTTTAATGGATATGCATTTGGTAAAAACAACTTTGAAGAACTTCCAAGACAGCTAGGTGTACAAGGTACTATCCAACAACATGAAAATAACATGCTATTGGTAGGACCGTTGTTTGGCAACTTTGATTACAGCATTGTTAATGCTCTTAGATATAATGGTGATCAAGTCGATAGATTTAGAAACAAGTTTAAACAAACTGTTACTAGAATATACGAGCAAAGCAACGCAAATACACCAATCTATAGGTTAGTTGATCTTGCACTAGAAGATATTAACTTTGGTAAAAGCAGCGAGTTTCCGTATGCTCATAGTGGCATGGCTTACTACTCAAATATCACAGAATACAGTTATACCGCAGACGGAACAGATCCAATATACGAATTTGAAAGTGCAATTGAACTAGGCGAATATGCTCAACATGTATATGTGTATGTTGATGGTGTTCAATTGTTAGTGGACCGTGACTATACAATTTCTACAACAGAAATTCAGTTTACATCTGCACCAACAGGCGCAGTTGTAGTACGAGTTGCAAACAAAAATGCTAGCACTTACATTCCAACAACTCTTCCTAAAATGTTGCTAGAGCCTGCAACACTACCTGAGCTAGGTGCAGATTACTTGATTTGTCATGATGGCGCAAGGTGGGAAGCACTAAGCGAATTTGATAAAGTTAACCAAGCAATACTAGATCTAGAATATAGAATATACAATCACCTAGAAGCCGCTACTAAAACAGCCCGACTAGATAGAAAGCTATATCCTAGCAGAAGCAGAGTACACTTTATTGGTGGCTATGAGTATCTAGACCTTGCAGAAGATAGATTTAACAGTTATATTATCAGCAAGGGATACAGTGTAGCACAAAAAGATCAGTTGTTTAAAAATGTAAATTGGAATACAAATGCATTTGAAAAGAACTATAGCAGCACTGCAAAATATCCTTATAGTCCTGGTTACTACAAGGGCATGTATAATTGGCTATTTGACACAATTACTCCACACCTAACACCATGGCACAGTTTAGGGTATAACATCAAACCATCGTGGTGGGATGCACACTATCCAAGTCCAGATGTATCAGGCAGCTGGGGCGATGCACAAAAAGTATCTGACTTTAAAGAAGCAATGCGTGTAGGCAATGTTGCAGAGCCCGATACCCCTTATCAAATTGATTTGCAATATGCAAGAGGTTCAGCAAGCGCAGAGTATCCAGTTACTCCAACAGGTCAACTAATGGATCCATACAGTGCAGGTCTTGCAGCAGATCCTGGTGTTAACGGCGCAGACGATTTTAAATTTGGTGACATGTACGGCATTGAAGCAGAATGGCAAAACACAACTGAATTTAGATTTGCAATTTATGAACTTAGATTGATATTACAACCTGGTACATTCCTTAAAGATTGGAATACCAACTTGTACACTACCAGTATTAATGGCGAACGAGTTCTTGCAAAAACAATGAAAAGAACAACACCAGCCGACTTGTTGATGCACAGACAACTAGACGATACTGGCAACGAATTACAGGTTAGTGGCATTAACCAAATTCTAGTAGAGTATTTGCGTAGTAAAAACCAAGACGGAACTGAACTAGCCACTGATATTAAAACACTAGAGCCTGCACTATCGTTTAAACTAGAAGGCTTTACTGATGCAAGAACAGTGCGTCTAGTAACTGACGGTATTAACAGTAACAACGATAGATTTGTTCCTGAAGAAGATTTTGAAATCAGCTTGTACCTAAGTCCGCCGCTAGAAGAATACACTATGAGCAGTATCAGCATTACATGGACCGGTGATGCATATGAAATTAATGGTAAAGACAATGTTGAAGCGTTCTTTACTGTACTGCCAAGTGATCGTAACGGTAAGACCACTGATATACAATTTGGGTCAGACACCATTGTTAAATTCTTATCATGGAGCGACACAAGCCAGCAGGTGTTGTATGGTACAGAATACACTCGTCGTTCAGATGTGTATGACCTGTTTATTGCATACGGTCGTTGGTTAACAAAGATCGGATTTGTATTTGACAATGAAAAAACATTTGAAGATGCAGCAGGCAAGTTTATTAATTGGAGTAAATCAACTCTATCACCAGGTGATACAATTGTTATTAGCCCGTTTGAAGATAAAGTTGTATTCGATGCAAATGGTAAAGGCTTTATCGGAAACACCAGAAGTCTTATTAACGAAGTTTACAACATTAAAGATCTAGTAGACAAAGAAATTACTGGTAAGGATATTAATGTAAGTAGACTAGACAACCTTGTAACAATTCTACCTACCGGCGAGCAGAAATTGTATTTTACTAGATTGTATACTAGTGAATACGATCATGCTGTTACACTAAGCGGCATTACTAGATTTGAAGATATCATTTACAAATCAGTATTTGGTATGCAGATTCATAGAATTAAATTTGTTGGACAAAAGACAGGCGACTGGTTTGGTGCACCTAAAGCAAATGGTTATTTGTTAGCAGACAACCTGCTGGTACAAAACTTTGAAAAGACTGTGAACGATGTTGACCGCGGACTGTTTGATGTTGAAGAAACAGTTCTTAACCCAACCATGGTTGATGCAGCTCGTCACAACATTGGATATACCACACAGGACTATCTCAAGAAATTGTTGTTTAACAAAGATGTGAGCTTTGAGTTCTGGAAAGGTTTAATCCACAAAAAAGGTACTCCTAGTTCTTATAAAAATCTATTGCGTTCAATTGATATTGATAACGAAATCAGCGATGTTGAAGTACAAGAAGAATGGATGTTCAAACTGGGCGAATATGGCGGGCAGGGGCTTACTAAGAATTATGAAATTGAATTAACACCAACTGATCTAAAGCATAACCCACAGATTGTAAACTTTGTGCAAGACATTAGAGAAGATCGTGTAACCAATAAAGAACTGCAATACGATACTCGTGTAACAGTTACAACCAACGATACTCGCTGGGTTAACAAGCCAGAAGGTAGCATATCATTCCCTACACTAAATGACAGTGCATATAACGCAGTTGCATTACCAAGTGCAGGAAATGTTTGGGAACACGAAGCAACATTTATGTTGTTTGATGAAAATGGATTTAGAGCCACAGTTGCACCAGAAATATTACCTTACAGTATTCCTAACTGGATTAACGGTGTTGAGTATGATGCAGGCGCACAAGTTAGATACAACGGCAGAGTATGGGAAGCAACAACTTCAAGCGATAGCAACGGTTTAAATGAGCCAAATGTATTGCAGTTTGTACAAATAGAAGAACCAGAGCTACCTACATTCTGGTTAGCTAAAAACGCTAACGGCACCGCAGATCTATTAAAAGCACAAGATGATACCTACGCAATTATTGAAATTTGTGCAGGATTAACCAGTCAGGATCAAGCACTGGTCAAGTGCGATAAAGCACACAACTTAGCAGTAGGTGACTTTGTAATGATTGTTAACAGTAGCACAACACCAAGTGTTAACGGAGTGCATAGAGTTTCAAACATTCAAAGCGATGAGTGGTTCTTGATTGATGCGTACATATCAACTAAAGGATTTACTGGCAAGTTCTTTCCATTAAGAACAATGATGTTTGCTGATGTTGATGCAATGGATGCCGCAATAACAGATCCTCGCTACAAAATTAGACAAAATGATATTGTGTATACGCCAACTGCGGTGTACCGATACAACGGCAGTTTAACCGGTACTTGGAATATTATTAGAACCAGTGATGCACCAGTTGATAATACTGCATTGACCAATGTTAGATTGTACAACAATGCACAAAACAATATCATTGCAGAGTTTGAAGCATATGATCCTAGAAAAGGAATCATTCCTGGCAGGGCACAAAAAGAAATAAACAGTATGTCATACTATGACAATGCAGTGTATTCGCATACCAACAGTGATTCGCATACAGATGAAGTTAGATATTGGGGTGTTAACAAACTTGGAACAACATGGTGGGATACCAGCAGTGCAGTGTTCCAAAACACAGAACAAACCAGTGCAACCCATCCGGAATATAGACACACACATTGGGGTAAACTACATCCTAGTGCAAGTATTGATATTTACGAATGGACTCAAGGCACAGTAACTCCTGACAAGTGGTCTACTGCAAAACAGGGCCAAGGTGTTCCTTACTACCTAACAGATCCATATGGTAATAGAACATACTTTTGGAGTGAAGAAGAACTTCCAGATCCTGTTACAGGACAAATGAAAATATACTACTTCTACTGGGTAAGAAACAAAACCAGCGTACCTAATATCAACAACAGACAACTTAGCACAACCGCTATGGCCAGAATGATAGAAAATCCAACTCGTCAAGGCATATTATGGTGCAGTGCAACTGGAGAGTCAGATCTATTAATTGCAAACAGTAGCAATTATGTAGTTGACAATAATTGTGTACTAGAGTTTACATTCAAAAGCGGTACCGTTCCAAATCATGAAGAATGGATGTTGCTCAGAGAAAACGACAGCGATATACCTGTGTTCTTCCACAAAAGAATGCGTGACAGTATGGTTGGGCAATCAACCAGCTATCAAAGTTTTAGTTATACTACATTTAGCCATACAGTAGATTATCCGTTTGGTAGTATTGTAGAATATAACAACGCCATCTACAGAGCAACTGCTAATAACACACCACGCCCATTTGCAAGCGGTGCATGGCAAGAGCAGTACAGATATAAGATTAACAATGTAGGCAGAGTTGAACTGTTGGTATTTAGACCTGTACCAGATCTGGATCAACATCCGCTGATGCGTTATGGCAACCAAACTAGACCTGCACAAGCATGGTTTGAGTTTAAAGACAGTGCTAGACGAGTGTTTGTAGAATCAGCTAATAGACTGTTAGCACAAATGAACCTAGTAGATGAAATACTAGACTGGGATAAAACACTTGGCCTTACTGCATATGATACTGGAACGGCAACATATGATGTTACAAAATATTGGTCATATGTTGATTGGTTTAATGCTGATTGGGACAGAAGTGGACTACCAGAAAAAGACATTGCAAACAGACTAGCATTAGAATCTGAAACACCAACTGCTAACAGACTTATTCGTGTACTAAACGACGGACAAAATCGTTATGAAATCTATCTAGGTAACGGCACGGACTGGGTTCTAGTAGAAAAACAAAATGCTACAATTGAACTAAGTGGTAAACTGTGGGACTTCTATATCGACAACAGTGGTTGGGATATGGATCCGTTTGATAGCGGCGTATGGGACGAATATCCAACAGTTGAGTTGTTTAACATTATTAATGCATTGCGCTATGATGTATTTGTAGGAGATTACAAAGTAAACTATAACAAGTTATGGTTCTCTATGATATACTACACAATGAGCGAGCAAGAAAAAGTAGATTGGATTGCTAAAACAACCTTGCTACAAGTTAAAACTAGAAGCCAAGGTAATATTCAAATCAACTTGTATAACAAAGAAATCAGTGATACAATTGTTGAATACATCAGTGAAATTAAACCGTTCCACACCAAGTTGCGTAATGTGTTTAACATCAAAGAGTTTGATGACGCTACTACTGCTGAAATCACAGAAGACTCACGCACAGGTAAGATTGTGCTTAAATTTGATAGACACGGCAAGCCTCGTTGGAATCAAACAATGGTTGATGCTGCAAACTTCTGGGTACTAGAGCCTGGATATGATATGGCACCATGGGAAGCAATATATACTAACTGGCCAAACTTTGTAAGTAAAGCAAGATCACTAGACGGCACACTAAAAGAAAGACAAGCCAAGTACCCAGATGGCAGTCCTAGATTTGATCAATGGGGCATGCCAGTAATGGAAACATTCTGGGAACCAAAGCAACCATCTGATTATGATGTAGAGCCGCATATTGAAACCAGTACTAGACCTTGGGATGTTGATCGCCAAACACTAGAAGATCTATATATAGGAACCATTTATGATGGATACGGCTTCCAGCGAGACACACAACGAGATGCAAGCGATACCCAACCAACTGTTGATACATCAAAAGTAACTACAGACGACGATGCGATTGAAGATCCAATTGAAACAATTGTAGAGGGCAATGCCTTTATTCAACCGCATTATGAAGGTTATCCAGAAGAAGAAGTTCCGGTACTACCGTTTGATGCAGTGAGTATTCGTGTACAAACTAATACTAGCGGAAGCACCGAAACAGGTGCTTCAAGAACATTCCACCTGTTTAAAGACATGTTAGGAGACTTCCATATTCATCGTGTAAATGACCTAGGTAAAACTATGTTAAATACTAACATAGATCAGATTACCACTTCAATTGAAGTGCAAGATGCCAGTGTTCTTACTGTATCCGATGCAGTTAACCTTGTGCCTGGCGTTATTTGGATTGGGTCTGAACGAATCGAATATTGGGGTATCAACGGAAATATACTAGTAAATTGTGCTAGAGGCACATTAGGTACTGCTGCACAGTCACATCAGCTCAATGATATGGTTGTTGATCAAGGCAGACAACAAGATATACCGGGCATTGCCAGGTTTGTTCGTTACGGAGATCAACTAAAACCTGCATTTAATGACGCAGGAACCGAACTCCAAAACAGTACAAACGCAGAAGCAAACTTTATTAACCAAGTTAAAGGTACAATATGGTAAAAACTGAATCTGCTAAAATTAATGAGATAAATATTGATAACAAAGGTATAAATGGAATGGACAAACTTAATCGCGAAGATAGCAATGTTATGATGGAAGGCCACATCAAGATCTGGGATCCAGAGAGTGGTGATATCTATATCAATAAACGAAATGCTATTAACTTTGAAAATATGAGTATTGCTCTTGCTCAGAGTCTGAGTAACAGAGGAGAAGGTACTGTATATGAACTACATTTTGGTAATGGTGGTACTGTTGTTACTGCAACAGGCACTGTTGAATATAGAACGCCTAACACTGACGGCCAAAGCGAAGATTTATACAACGCTACATTCTTTAAAGTGATTGACGAGTCTGATACCTTTAACAATACCGACATTACACAAAACTATATGGAAATAAGCCATGTAGCAGGAACTAACTACACTGACATTATTGTAACATGTACACTAGACTATGATGAGCCTAGTGCAACAGATACAACATTTAATCTAGCCGGTGTAGATCAAGATGTTGTTGACAACGCAACAGACTTTAACGGTAGTTTTGTTTTTGATGAACTTGGGTTGAAAAACAAAAGCGCCAGCGCAAATTTGAACGAAGGGCTGCTATTGACCCATGTGGTTTTCCACCCTGTTCAAAAGAGTGCTAACAGACTACTCCAGGTAGTTTATACATTGCGTGTTCGCGCAGGTTAATGAGCATAAAGCTATAAAACGGTAAATACACATAGAGGAATAATAAATGGCATACGATATTAACAAAAGCGATGGCTCACTACTAGTAACAGTAAACGACGGCAAAATTGAAGATACTGCTAGCAGTATTAAATTGGTCGGCAAGAACTACACTGGATATGGTGAATTTATCGCAGAAGATTTAATCCACATGCTAGAGCACTTTGCTAACACCAGTGCGCCTAGCAGTCCACAAATTGGACAATTATGGTTTGATAAGTCATCAAACAAACTGAATGTTTATGACAACAGCGGTAACTGGAAAGAAATTGCACAATTGGTTGCAACAGGTACAGAACCAAATTCAAGCACACGACTAACAGGCGACCTTTGGTGGGACACTGCTAATGAAGTGCTTTACATTTGGAACGGTACAAAGCATGTTCCAGTTGGTATTGGTAGCGGTAGCACCAGTATCAGAGTTGTAACTATTTTAGATACAGGTGGCACGCCACATATTTGTATCGCAAATATTCATGACAACAGATTTGTCAGTGTTATGAGTGGAGACAGCTTTACTCCAGCAAACACTGAACTACAACCAGATAATACACTTATTGTTAGCGAGTTTCCAAGTATCGGAAAAGGTGTTAACATGACAAACAGAGCAGACTTTAAATTTAGAGGTACTGCAACTGTTGCTGAATATGCTGACTTGGCTGAAAGATATCATTCAGGTAAACCACTTGAGCCAGGCACGCTAGTTGGCATTCACTCAAGCATTGAGTATGAAATTGCAGAAACAACTAGCATTGCAAGCCCTTGGGTATTTGGTGTTATTTCAACTGCGCCAGGCGTTGAGCTAAACGCTAATGCAGGCGGTGATGACACACACCCGTTTGTAGCACTAACAGGACGAGTTCCATGTAAAGTAATTGGCCCAATTAGAAAAGGTCAAAGACTTGTAAGTAGTGCAACACCTGGTGTTGCAAAAGGCGCCGCAATTGGTGACACACCATGGGAAGCAATTTTTGGTAGAGCGTTAGAAAATTACGATAGCGAAGAAGTCGGAATTATCGAAGTTGTAGTAGGAGTAAAATAAAGTGCCAACACTAGGGTATCCAATTACCGCAGCAGAAGCAAATGTGTTGGTGGACTTGATCAATAAGATCTTTGCCGACAGATATGCAGCCAGCGCCTATCCAGGTGCTCCTGCAGGCTATGCAAATGCGTTCAAATATGGCTGGGGTGGACCTAGTACATATCAAGTTGCCATTGGCGACGAAGTTTTAGCAAAAGATCTTAATGAAGTTATCCACAGAGCTAATATAGGTATTGATGTTACTAATGTTAGTAACAGCTACCTAGCGGTTAGGAACCCTCAAGCAAAGGTATTCGCAAGTGACTTTAACATTGTTCAATCAATGCTCAACAACATTGAAGCAAACAAAAGTACAGGCGACGACAGTGTATATAGTGTAACCAGCAGAGCAACAGATACAAGAACATCAACTTGGACTTCCAATATTGATGTTGTATTTGATTTACAATTTGCTAGTTATAATAAAGCACGATACTTTTTCAACAGTGACGGACAAGCAAGATTCTTATTGTATGCAGCCAATGGATCCACTGCTGCATATTCACAATGGATTAACATCTATACACAATTGGGTACAGTGAGTGTTACACTAGACAATACAACACAAACAGGAACTGGCGGCGTTAGCACCAGCAAGGGTTTCTACGACTTAACAACAGACGGCAACTGGACACTACTGTTCACTAGTGGTAGTGGAGGCAGTGGTGGTTATGGCGGATATGGCGGCTATGGAGGCTACGGCGGATATGGAGGCTACGGCGGATATGGCGGCTACGGAGGTTATGGTGCATATGCTAGCATTAGAGCCAAGTTATACGGTAGACTAAATACTGATGGAAGCCTAGTTCAACTTAGAGTATCGCTAGAAAACCAAGCACTCGGATCAACAGTAGATGGTAGTCACACAGTAGAAATGCAGCAGCGTAAACTAAATGATCAAACCAACTCTGGCGTTACATTAGTAATCGACGCACCGACAGCAGCAGTTTCAGATACACTCGAATAAAATAATAGTTGACATATTCCAAGAAAAAGTATATACTTATACAAATTCTGGAGATACAATAATATGGACGATCGTTTACAACGAGCACTAAATTTTTCTAATTATAGACAAACCCTACACATACAAAAGCAAAACCTGCAACAACGAATGAAAAATCAGTTGCAAGTGATGCAAGGACCTGGTATGTTCCTAGCAGATCAGCAAATGATCAGTTTTGTTAAAACACTTATTGACAAAGAATGGACAGAAGCAGTCCTAATTGACAGTAAACAAACCCCAGTAAAAGTAGACGACCTCGAAGAGTTTTTAGATAAACTCATTGACGCATACTTCAAAGCTACTAACGAATACTATGTTGCTAGCGAACGACTAAAGCGATCACGAAACATCGAAGCACTTTTAGAATGGAACCCTAAACAAGATGATGAAGAACAAGAAAGCGCAAAGTGAAACAACTGGCGTTTGTCTGTTTGCGTACAATAACACTGAAATTAACTATGCCAAGATAGCATATCTATGTGCGCTGAGTGTGAAGAAACACATGAAGCACAATACTACTGCTATCATTGTAGATTACGGTACAGAAGCATACCTTAACACTCAGTTTTCACAAGCTCAACTAGATGCGGCATTTGACTATATTGTTGCACATGATCTCAAGCCTGTTAAAAACACTCGAGTTAATCATGACAGTCCGTATACAACATTTAACAGTCAATTTACAAATCATAACAAGCATAAAATTTATGAGTATAGTCCGTTTGATAAAACATTGCTAATTGATACTGACTATGTTATTGCAAATAATCAACTGGACGGAATGTTTGAAACTGACAGTGAACTTGCAATGTACGACCGTGCATTGAACCTCCGCAACGATTTGCCGCTTGCTCCAGAAATTAGATTGCACCCAGGCGGAATCAACATGTGGTGGTCAACTGTAGTGTACTTCCGTAAGACACCGCTGAGTAAGTTGTTCTTTAGTATGTGGGAACACATCAGAGACAACTGGGATTTTTACAAATTCCGTTACGGGTTCCCAGGGCATATGTATCGCACAGACTATGCTGCCAGCATTGCAGTACACATCATGAACGGCCTAATTGAAAACAAGATGATAGACACACTACCGGGTGAGTTTATGCGGTTCCAAGATCAAAAAGATGACATCATGCATATACACAACAGTAACGACATTGTGTTCTTGAGCAACGATCAGAATCAACACTGGAAAGACATTGCAGTTAGACTACAAGATGAGAATATCCATGTCATGAACAAGCGCAGTATTATGCGACACTATGATACATGGTTGGAGCATTTAGAACAATGAGCAAAGATAAAATTGACTTTGGTGTAATTATTTTAGCACATGGAAATTCAGCAACACCGTATAATATCAGTGTTGCTGCTAAAAGTGTTGCTACCAGTATTAGATCATACACTAAAAATCATGTACCAATTGCACTAGTAACACACCAATCAAAATGGCTAGATGAAGTAGCAGACAAAGTAGATTACATTATTGAATTTCCGTTCGGCGATGCAGGATATGATGACGGCCGCACAGTCAAGAACATGTATCAACTTTGGTATGCAACACCATTTGAGCGCAATCTTGTTGTTAGTATTGACAGTTTATGCTTACAGGATGTAGAAATAATAGGAGATGCACTAGAAGGGCATCAGCTGGTGTTCCCTCGCAAAAGCAAAACCTACAATAACAACAACATCAATCCTGCAGGGTTAGTAGACACATATAATAAAATGAATCTGCCTAGACTGTTAACAGACTTTTGGTACTTTGAAAAGAAAGATACACAGGACTTTTTTGATCTAATAGACTTGTACAGTAAAAATTACAATATTGTAAAAGAGCAGTTGGGAGAGTTTTGTCCGGTAGAGTTTAACATTGATGTAGTAATTAGTTTAGCAGTTGATGTGCTTAATTGGTCAGACAGTACAGATGATTTTGGTATCTTAGAATATACAGACATGAAGGTACTAGGCAAAGATTGGCAAAAGCGTGTAAACAATTGGATCAAGCCAGGACAAATAAAAATTGAAAACTTTGTATTAAATGGGTTAGTACATCTAGGCAAAGACACAGACTTTAGAGAATTA